ATGAACGCAAACGAACCAGTCAAGCTCCGCAAGCGCAAGACACGCACGGGGCTGTACAGTCTCTATCTAGACACATACGCCAACGGCAAGCGCACGTACGAGTACCTCCGCCTCTACCTCGTCCCGGAGAAGACGAGGGAGGACAAGCGGAAGAACAAAGAGACGCTCCAGTTAGCGGAGGCGATCCGAGCTAAGCGAGTGATCGAGTACCACGAGGGAAGGTACGGCTTTGACACGAGCGAGCAGAATAAGGTGCTACTATTTGACTACTTCGAGGCGCAACGGGGAGCCCAAAGGCGTAAAACTGCGGAGAGCTGGGACAGTTGTCTCCAGTACATTAAGAGATACGAGAGGCGTAGGGACATAACATTTGCCGAGGTAACGTCCGAGTGGGTTAAGGGCTTCAAGAACTACCTCGAGGCGCAAGAGCTAGCGCAGAACAGCAAGGCGCTATACTTTGACAAGCTTCGTGCCTGCATTAATAAGGCGTACCGAGAGGGGATCATAACCGACAACCCCCTCAAGCGGGTCGGGAGCATCAAGCTCGAGGAAAGCAAGCGGGAGTACCTCACGATAGAGGAGGTGCAGAGACTAGTAGCGACGGACTGCGACAGCGAGATAGTCAAGCGGGCGTTCCTCTTCTCCTGCCTCACGGGGCTACGCAAGAGCGACGTTATGCAACTACAATGGGGAGACGTACACAAGGAGGGGGCCTATGCACGCATCACCTTCCGGCAGCGCAAGACGGGCGGGCAGGAGTACCTCGACATCACCAACGAGGCCCGAGAGCTTATGGGAGAGGAGCGAGGAGCGGAGGAGCTGGTCTTTGACTCCTTCCCCGCCATGTCGACAGTAAGCGCAGTTATCAACGTATGGACGGCGCGGGCGGGCATGCGCAAGCACATCACCTTCCACTCAGCCCGCCACACCTTTGCAACGATGATGCTAACGCTCGGCACCGACCTCTACACGGTCTCCAAGCTCCTCGGGCATAAGGACATCAAGACGACAGAGATCTACGCTAAGATCGTGGACAAGGGCAAGCAGGAGGCGGTCGCTCGCATACCGTCCATACTGAGCAAGGAGGAGTAACTATTCGGGAATATCGAGATTACGGACTATCACAAGCTCAAGTAACTATGACAGACAACAAGGACACATTTATAATTCCCGTGGTATCACCACCAGGGGCAACGCTGAAGGAACTCATAGACGAGTGGGGCATGAGCCAGCAGGAGGTAGCAGTCCGCTTGGGCAAGCTACCGAAAGATGTAAGCTTACTTTTTACGGGGCGGCTGAGAGTAACGCCAGACTGGGCTGAGCGTCTAGAGCTAGTCACGGGACTGAGTCGTGGTTTTTGGTTGCGACGGCAAGAGAGCTACGATGAGTATCTCAAGCGTGAGGGAGAAAAGATAGTCTCTTACGGTACAGGGGAGCCACATACAAGGACTTGATAGAGAAGATAGACCTACAAACGGGGACTGTCTAATAAATAGCAACACAGACGTAAGCAAGAGGGGCGCATCGTGAGGTGCGCCCCTTTTCTTGCCTTTTTCGTGGCTCCACGCAAAAGGCGGGAGAGACTATGCGAAGTAAACGATGCTGGCACGGATACGCCACAGTCCCACGACGTGGGAGATAGGCACCTCGAAGTCCTCGTACCTATCATTGTCCGAGCGGGCTATCCAGTACTCCCTGCGCTTAGTTATTTCACTGACATACAGAGTAAGACACGATACATTCCGTAGATGTCTTCGTACGAGACCTCGAATGGAGGGTATTCCGGGTTGATTGATACGCACTTCACTTTTCCTGTATCGTCTGATGGGAATACTCTCTTAATAACGCTCCCGTTGCACGTATCAAGCACGTAGACCTTACCCCAATCGATGAATGCACGTTCGTTTATCTTCTTAATAAATATCTGAGATCCGGCAGGGTATTCCGGAGCCATACTATCGCCTGCTACAGGCATTGCAAAGTCTGCCCCTCTTATTGGAGATACGACCCGCTCGCAATCGTTCTCTTTGACAGATACGACAAAATCATTGAGGCTACCTCCTTGTGCTGCTATGGGGAGTAGGGGAACTAGGCTTACCTCGTCTTCTGACTTCCGACCTGCTACGACTACGCCTTCTGCTTCATTTCCCCTTAGCATTTCCCCCTCGCCCGTGAGAAGCCAAGTGGAGGATACTTCGAAGTACTTCGCAATTCTCTCCATCGTCTCAGGATGCATTTCCACTTTTCCTTCTGGGGAATTCAGGAATCGTGACAATGTTGATTGTGTTATCCCTGTTTCCTTACTTAGTCTATATGCAGTTATCTTTCTACTATTGAGTAGTTTAACCACTCGTTCTTGTTGTGTACTCATAATTTAATTCGAATTTACTTCGACAATACTTGCATACTTCGATTCTACTTCGTACCTTTGCAGTAACAAAGTAAGGGAGTGAAACCTCCCCCACATAAGTAGCAGGTACAAAGTAACATAAAACAAGCAAGAGAAACAAGACTATGACACAGACATTAACACTGTACGAGATTGCAAGGGGGCTAAGCAGTACCGATCTTAAGACGTACAGCCTATCAATGCTAATCAACCACAAGGCATACACCCTCGAGGCTATAATCAATCTCGAGCGATCGGCGAAAGAGATCAAAGAGTACATGATCTTAAACACGCCAGCAGGAGATGCAGCATGCGCAGAAGTAAAAAATCTCAAGAATGAGCTAGCATCTCGTATCGAGAGGCAAGCAGATGTCTACAGAGACCACCTCTCGAGCATAGACAAGGAGATAGCCAAGCGACTAGGGGCAATGCAAGCTCCCACCCCGTGCGTCGCTACTAACAATCAACGACAAAACCAAATAACACAATAAAGCAATGAACAAAACACGAGAGACCATCATCATCCCACAGCGGGACTTCGAGAAGTACAAGCTCTGGACAGAGATGCTCCAGATGTACGACAAGATGCGTCGGGAGGAGCCCGAGAGGAGCAACAACTCCATACACACCTACATCGGGGCGACCTTTGGAGTGTCCATCGCAGCCGTCATCAACGCTATCAGCCGATGCACGGAGACCACAGCAGTAACACTAACGAGAGAGTAAGCACACCCCAACGACTTGAATATATGGAAAATATGTGTACCTTTGCGATGTCCTACATAATGACGAGCGGTACGACCGCTCCAGCACGCAGGGGCGGTATTATTGTACCCCTACATAGTTTGTACACCCGTATTGGGTGCGGTACCCCCTTGTGGACGCTTAATGGCGCCACTGCTCGTCGTGAGTGTAGGACAAAGGGACAGACCGCACCCTTTTTCTATGCGGTCGTAACGACTAATCAATCTGTAATGTCCTACACAGAGAAGAAAAGTCTAGCTCCGACTATAAACGAGCGAGGGCGTAGTGGATACGCCCGAGTGAAAGTTTCACCACAGCGCAAGGGGCTGTCGCCCCGTCTGCAAGACTACGTCAAGGCGTTTGAACTGATGCTCCGTGAGGAGCTGAGCGGGTACTGCAATGCACGTCCCCGTCTCTTGTCACGCCTTGAGGCTATCGATGCCTACTACCGACAGATGCAAAAGAACAACTAACCCGACAGACAAGATGAACGAACTGCACATCCAAGAGACGATGACCTCCCTACAGATAGCCGAGGTCACGGGAAAGATGCACAACGACGTGCTGAAAGCTATCCGATCAATGGAGCCAGCATGGGAGAAAGTCACTCAGGGAAAATTTTCCCTCAGTGAATATACCGACAAGTCGGGCAAGAAGAACCCCTGCTACTCCCTCACCAAGACCGAGTGCCTCTACATCGCCACGAAGTTCAACGACGAAGCCCGAGCCAAGCTGATCCTCCGCTGGGAGGAGCTAGAGCAAGAGGCAGTCGCCAAGGCGCTCCCACGGAGCTACAAGGAGGCACTGCAAGCCCTCCTCGAGGAGGTCAACAAGCGGGAGGCACTAGAAGCTGAGAGCCAGCGCAAGAGCGAGCAACTAGACGCACAAGCCCCCAAGGTAGCCTTTGCCGATGCTATGCTAGCCAGCAAGACCTGCTGCCTCATAGGAGAGCTAGCCAAGATCTTAACGCAAAACGGCTACGAGACGGGACAAAAGCGACTCTTCAAGTGGCTCCGTGAGAACGGCTACCTCGGCAAGAAAGGCGAATGCCGCAACATACCCATCCAGCGATACATCGAGCAGGGGCTCTTCGAGCTCAAGAAAGGTGTCCGCACCGATTCCGATGGCGTGCTACACACGACCGTCACCACCGTAGTCACCCCCAAGGGGCAGAGCTACTTCATCAACAAATTCATCCCACAGTGTAACCTAAAAGCAGAATAACGACATGGCAACGACGACAATTGAAGACCTTAAGCGACAGCTCGACCGTATCGAGCAGTACGCAGGCATCGCCAGCAAAGAGGTGCTAGACCTCGAGGAGGCGATAACCTACACGGGGTGCGCACGCTCCACCCTTTACCGCCTAACATCGGCAAAGGAGATACCCCACTACAAGCTGGGGCAGGCACTCAGATTCAAGAAATCCGAGCTGGACGAGTGGCTCACCCGCAACAAGGTAGCAACCGCCAAGGAGATCGAGAGCAAGGCAGTGACCTATATGACGCTCCGGGACAAGGGATATACACGCAAGTAGTAACAATAAAACACGCAAGGCAATGACAGAGCGAGGACTAAATGAGACGATGAATCTCCAGACGGACATGGCCAAATTAGTATCTAGCATCCTAGACATGTTAGACAGACTCACAACGATTGTCTACGCAGAGAGGAGAGACCTCCCCACCGAGAAGCTTGGTGAAGCACATAACGCACTCAGAGATGCTTGCACAAGACTGATCGCAATGCACGACAATTCGGTTATCGTCCTCGAAGACATACTGAAATACTACAACGGCAGGAATACACTAGTGAGCGCCTACAAACACATCACAAATAGACCAAGGCAATGACAAAGAAGAATAACAAGCGGCACGAGTGGGCTGAAGCCCTCTTAAGATGGGCTAAGAAAGACGAAGATAATCGCAGTGTGCTACTAATCGTAGCCGATGAGGAGGGCGTAACCAAAGCTTACCATGGAAAGAGGGGCAATCTAATAGAGTCTCTAGCGGAGTTCACGAGCACAGATGAAGAGCTGCGTAGCGTGTGTACTAGAGCCTTGTTTATGCGCAAGGAAAATGAAGCGAATGACCATGACGAAGCAGGGACCGACAACGACTGAAGCACGGCTCCGAGTACTGGGGATGCGCTTACTGGCAGTCGTGGGATTTGCCCTCCTTGTACACGACCTAGACGCAGACAACCCGATGATAACGTGGTACTGGAGCTTGCTCCTACGCAGCGCAGGGGGCGGTATGCTCTACTTAGCCTATCGAGCAGACAAGAGGCTACACGAGCGAGGTATACTACCAAGGGTTGAGGACGAGCCGGGCGACTAGTAATATAAGCCCAAAAACAGCAAAAACGTACACACATCACAGACAATATCAAAAAAAATAAGACAATGGACAAAATTAATATCAAGCAAGGAGCGCACAGCGCACTACTACTGCACTTAGCACAGATACAGAGCGAGCTCAAAGCCCCCAAGGGACAACGCAACGACTTCGGCAAGTACAACTACCGCAGTTGCGAGGACATACTCGAGGCTGTCAAGCCCCTACTCAAGGAGCGGGAACTAGTCATCCTCATCACGGACGACATTGTCCAGATAGGCGAGCGATACTACGTGCGAGCCACCGCAACAATCTACGACAGCGAGGGGAACTACATTAGCAACTCAGCCCTCGCCCGTGAGGAGCTCAAGCGCACGGGTATGGACGCTTCGCAGATCACGGGAGCGACCAGCTCATACGCCCGTAAGTACGCCCTCAACGGACTCTTCGCCATCGACGACACCAAGGACGCAGACGCTACCAACAAGGGGCAGGACGAGACTAAAGCCGACAACGCAACGGCACAGCCAGTCTTCACCGACGAGATCCGCATGGCACTAGCAAAGGCTCAAACGGTGCAGGAGCTAGTCGTGACCTTCGGACGGCTCCCGCAGACACTACGAGACAGCGCAGAGGTCAAGAACTACTGCGCTCAGCTCAAGAGCAATCTAGGAACCCCGCAGCCAGCGAGCGAAAAATAATCCCAGGACTAATTAACGACAGACAAACAAAAAGAAATGAAAGCAACCGAATTAACTACCTCACCGATCATCTTTGACCCCGAGGCACACGAGTATCTACTCATCGGCGAAGACTTCGCCTCAACAGTCTACAGCGGGGTCACGTCTATACTCAGCGAAGTACTATTCCCGAACAAGTATAAGGATGTAGGCGATGACGTGCTGGCGAGAGCAGCCGCACGAGGGACACGCATCCACGAGCTGTGCCAAGCCTCCGACACAATACCCACCGACAGACGGGAGGGCGACGAGCAGTATGACGCTGAGGTCTCCAACTACGAACTACTCAAGGCGAGCAACGGTATCACGATGATCGCCAACGAGTACCTCGTCAGCCGTGACGACTGGGGCGTGGCGAGCCAGATAGACTGCGTAGACAGTGAGGGCAACCTCTACGACATCAAGACTACCTACCGACTAGACACGGAGTACGTATCGTGGCAGCTATCCTTCTACGCTGAGATGTTCGAGGCGCAGAATCCCACGCTCAAGGCAGGCAAGCTCTATGCCATCTGGCTACGAGGCACCGAGAGCAAGCTCGTAGAGGTGCCACGAAAAACCCCCGAGCAGGTCGAGCAGGTCATCCAAGCATGGCAGGCGGGCGAGACGCTCACAACAGCCGAAGGGGACGACATAGACCGCCTCGTAGCTATCGAGGAACAGATAGCCATCCTCAAGGACTCGCTCAGCGAGCTAGAGACCAAGCGTACCCAAGCACTCGAGCCGATACAAGCCAGGATGATCGAGGACGGAGTTAAGAGCGTGGACAACCCACACATCAAGATCACCCTCGTAGCGGACAGCACCTCCACACGCTTTGACTCTAAGCGCTTCAAGGCTGACCACAGCGACCTTTTCAAGGAGTACAGCACGGAGACAACACGGGCAGGCTATATCAAGACAACACTCATCTAATTCTTAATCGATACAATTATGACAATCCAGACAATCCAGCCGAAGAGCAACAACGCAGTAGCATGGACGGGCGAGTGCCCTATTACCTACGTAGATCTAGACACACCACAAGAGCCACGCTTCGAAGGACAGAAGCCTCAGTACAAGTGTACCATCCTCATCGACAAAGAGGACAAGGCGACACTCAAGGCTATCGGAGAGGCTATCGAAGTAGCCAAGGGAAAGCTCACGGACACAGACCCCACCGAGCCATTCGCTCCGCTCCTCAGGGACGGGGACGAGCGTACAGACAATAATGGCGCCCCAATAGAAGCGTTCCAGGGAAAGTGGTACTTCACCGCCAAGAATAGCGAGAAGCCCAACGTCTACAAGCTCACCGACAAGGGAGTAGAGCCAGCAGGCGACAAGGAGGTGACCAACTGGGACAAGGGGCAGGTGGTCGTCTACTTCAGCGCCTACGACTTCGAGGGCCGTAAGGGCATCTCAGCACGGCTCCTCGGATTCTGCAAAACGGGATCAGCCCGTGAGTCTCGGGAGACGATGCCAGCCGATGCAATGTTCGGACACCTCGGAGCCACGGTAACAGTCACGGCACCGGCACAGCAACCTCTGCAGACGGGCTTCGATTCCGACGCACAATTCAGTAGTAACGACGACCTCCCCTTCTAGCCATGGTTACACCCGACTCTACATATACTATAGCAGTAGGGCGGTCAAGGCGAGACACCGAGTGGCACAACACAACGGTCACGTGGGGCAAGCTCAAGGAGCTACTCCAGCACCGACGCACAGCCTGCACTCTTAGAGAGTACCAACAGCTCTCTAAGGAAGAGCAGGGGCGCATCAAGGATGTGGGAGGCTTCGTTGGCGGGGAGCTCAAGGCGGACGGCAGACGTACAGCAGACAACATTAAGTGTCGCACGCTCCTGACGATAGACGTAGATCACGCTACCAAGCTACCGACCAAGATAGCACCCCGCTACGCCCTCATCGTCTACTCCACACACAGCCACACACCCGAGGCTCCTCGCTATCGGGTGGTGGCGCCCCTATCCCGTCCGTGCAACGACATAGAGTACCAAGCGGTGGCGCATCGCATGGCGGAGGGGCTAGGCGTGGACATAGTAGACATGACCTCCTGCGAGCCGCCACGACTGATGTACTGGGCAGCTGCTCCTCGGGACGCTGAGACCTTCTACTACCAGCAGGACGGGGAGCCCGTGGACGTGGACGCTGTGCTGGCGACCTACAGGGACTACACCAACACAGCCGAGTGGGCAGGCACGCCACGAGAGGGCACCCCCCGAGGGGGCAGACCGCGCACCACGCCACGAGATACCTCGGCACGAATGGAGGACCCACGCATTAAGGACAACATCGTCGGCTCATGGTGTCGCACCTACGACTGCATCGATGTCCTCGAGCAGATGATCCCTAACCTCTACAAGCCGGCGGGCTTCAATCGATACACCCACATAGGCTCCTCCTCGTGGGGCGGGCTATGTATCTACGACAACGGCACATTCTGCTACTCCTACCACGAGAGCGACCCCATAGGCGGGCAACTGCTCAACGCTTGGGATCTGTACAGACTGACGCACTACGCACACCTAGACGCACAAGCAGCAGCCACCACACGGATAGACAGGCTACCCAGTTACACAGCTATGGCAGAGTACGCACTAACGATCCCCGAGGTCAAGCAGGACTACCTCGCACACACCAAAGCACGCAACACGGCAGACCTTGGCGAGGTGGGGTTTTCCTTTGCGGAGACGACCACCCCGGAGGACAACGAGGACGACCCCGACAGCTGGCTTAGCGAGCTAGCGACAGATGCCAAGGGTAACATCGCCAACACGCTGACCAACTACGCTCTGATACTCAAGCACGACCCCAACGCCATCAAGGGGCGGGTCGTATATGACGAGTTCAGAGGGGAGAAGCGGGTCGTTGGCGACCTCCCGTGGGAGCGTACGGACGGCTCCTCATGGACAGACGCTGACACCGCCTGCCTGGCTCTCTACATAGACCGCACCTACAAGCTACGGAGCAAGGACTTCCTAACGATGATGCTCGACGCTGTCACGCAGGGCAATGACTTCCGCCGTAACGTGGTGCAGGAGTTCATCGAGCGGGCGCAGTGGGACGGTACGCCACGAGTGGACAATCTCTTCATCAAGTACCTAGGGGCGGAGGACAGCGACTACAGCCGCATGATCACCCGCAAGAGCCTTGTCGCCTGCGTGGCACGGGCTTACAAACCAGGCGTCAAGTACGACCAGATAACCGTCCTTGTAGGCTCCCAAGGCATCGGCAAGTCGTCAATCTTGCGCAAGCTAGCAGGCGGGGGTGACCTCTTTATGGATAGCTTCACGATGGACGCACGCTCCAACAAGATGCAGGAGGGCGTCCGAGGAGCCTGGATCATCGAGATACCCGAGCTCGAGGGCTTCTATAAGCAGGATATGAACGTCATCAAGAGCTTCGTCTCCAAGCAAAGCGACACATACCGACCAGCCTACGGACGGGAGCAGATCAAGGTGCCCCGCACCTGCGTCTTCTTCGCTACAACCAACGATGGGGACTTCCTCCGAGACAGCAGTGGCAACCGCAGGTTCTGGATTCTCCAATGCGGAGAGCCACAAGCACCACTCAGCGAGCTAACCCCCCGAGAGGTGGCGCAGGTATGGGCAGAGGCTAAGATCATCTATGACTCGGGCAAGGAGCAACTATACCTCAGTAAGGAGGAGAGCGAGGAGCTCGCCAAGCGACAACGAGACTACGACATGGATAACGACCTACTCGGCGAGCTGCAGGCATTCCTCGATACACCATTACCAGCCGACTGGGATACTTTCCAGAAGATGGAAAGACGGGAGTACTTCGATGCGGTTAGAGCAGGCGTCCCCTACTTCCGCCGCACCGAATATGGCGACATGCAGCGCATCGAGGGAGACGTGCAGCGCATCGAGATCTCAGCCGTAGAGGTACTCAATGAGTTCTTCCGTGAAGACAGCGGCAGGGCTAATTTACAGACTCGCAAGGCGAACAGTCTCCTCCGTAAGCTGGACGGATGGGAAGGGTCAAGGGAAAGAGTGTCTCTTACAGGGGGATACGGACGGCAGATTGTATTCCGGAGAACACATGGTGAAAAGGGTGGCGTATAAAGTGGCGTATAAGTGGCGTATAAGTTTATTTTTATACGCCATAAGCCAGCAAAAATGGCTTACTGGCTTATGGAATTTTTCTCATAAACCACTTTATAATCCACCCGTAAAAAACTAATTATTAGACAGTTGTGAAAAAGTGGCTTATATGGCTTATAAATTTGCAATGTTTGAGGAAAAGGTGGTTTTACATACAGAAAACTAGTTTTAGGGTATGTACAGACGGGGGGTGTGTATATACGCGCGAGGGAGTAATCCACCAATCCACAATCGGAGGAACGGAGAAAACGGAGCGAGCCAATATACGTGCGAGACGATAACGAACAGAAAGGTACCAAGGAGCGCAAAACAACCTCCGAGTGGCACAACTACACAAGACGATAACGAAACAAGCTAGAAACGCAAAAGAATGGGCAATACGAGAGTATACAGCGAGAAGTACCTAGAGCGAAAACTGGTCGAGCGGATAAAAGAGCACGGGGGGCTTTGCCTGAAGTTCGCGTCGGTCACCGAGGCAGGCTACCCCGACCGCCTGTGTCTGATGCCCCACGGCAGGACGCTGTGGGTCGAGCTGAAGACAACAGGGCGCAAGCCGACCAAGCTACAAGAGATACGACACCAAGAGCTACAAGAACGGGGCTTTGCGGTCTACGTAGTGGACGATATGATAACCTTAGAACAGGCAGTGAGCGATGCTACAGCGTAACCAATTACACGAGTACCAGGAGCGGGCGGTAGAGTGGATCAAGAGCCACAAGAGCTGTGCGCTATTCTTGGAGATGGGACTCGGCAAGACCGTCAGCACACTAACAGCTATCGCAGAGCTTAAGGAGGCGGGCGCCGTCTCCTCTGTGCTGGTGATAGCCCCCAAACGAGTAGCCGAGCGTACGTGGACGGACGAGATCGAGAGATGGCAGCACCTCAGGGGACTGACAGCCGTCAAAATCCTCGGCTCCCCGGCACAACGGCTCAAGGCACTCAGCACACCGGCAGATATCCACATTATCAACCGGGACAACGTGGCGTGGCTGGATAAGGTGCTGTCGGTACCGCTTCAGTCCTTCCCCTTCGATACGCTCGTGATCGACGAGCTGAGTAGCTTCAAGGCGTGCGGCACGCAGCGCTTCAAGGCTATGAAGCACCTCCGCACGAGGTTCAACCGCATCATCGGACTGACGGGTACCCCATCTCCTAACTCGCTCATGGACATCTGGAGCCAGCTCTACATCCTTGATGGGGGCGAGCGCCTCGGGGAGCACATAACCACGTACCGACAGACGTTCTTCACGCCAGGCAGAGGGCGGGGGCATATCGTCTACGAGTGGCTCCTCAAGCCGTGGGCATCGGCCGTTATCTACAAGCGCATCGGGGATGTCTGTATGAGCATGAGAGCTGAGGACTATCTCTCGCTTCCGCCCGTCCACTACGTCAACGTGTCGGTCGGTCTAACGGACAAGGAGCGCAAGGAGTACCAAGACTTCAAGTGGAACAACGTCCTCTCAACGGCAGGCGGAGTTATCACCGCCAGCAATGCAGGCGTCCTCTGCGGGAAGCTTCAGCAATGGACAGGCGGTGCCATATACACGGAGGAGGGTGCAGCCACCCCCACGACACCCGCCAAGCTGGAGCGACTCAAGGAGATGCTCGAGGAGATCCACACGCCCGTCATCATCGCCTACCACTACCAGCACGAGCTGGCACGACTGAGAGCGGAGTTTCCGCAAGCTAAGACGATAGACGAGGCGGGAGTCTTCGATGCGTGGAATCGGGGCGAGGTACCTATCCTCCTCGGTCACCCCGCCAGCATCGGGCACGGACTCAACCTCCAGCGAGGAGGTCACACGATCATCTGGTACACCCCCACCTGGAGCCTAGAGTTATACGAGCAGTTCAACGCCCGTCTCGCCCGCCAAGGGCAGACGGAGCGAGTGACCATCTACCACCTCATAGCCGACGGTACGATCGACCAGCGAGTGCTGAGCGTCCTCGCCCGCAAGTCCACAATTCAAGATGCCCTCATGGACGAGCTCAAGGTGGACAGCCCGAGAAAGAGAAAGAGTAAGCCCCAGCCCGTCCGCTCCCGACCACTGCCTGGAGCCACCACCAGCCCCCGCACTCTACCGCCCTTCTGATTCCGCAACCAGAGGAGTGCCACCACTACGGCACCCCTCTTTTTTTTACGCTTTGTTACTTCGTCTTAATTGTGTATCTTTGTGATATACAGATAGTTAGCGCAAACGTAGATAGCAAAACGACAAAAGTATACAAATAGAGCAGCGGGCGATGAAGTACAAGAAGGAGATCATCGAGATAATAAGGGCGAGCATCACGGCAGGCGAGACGTACAAGCAGGCATACACACGGGCAGGGATCACTGAGAGTACCTTCCACGAGTGGAGAAATAAGCACCCCGAGTTTGCAGAGATGATCAAGGAGGCGGAGGAGACGCACCGACTCTCCAAGCAGTCCGAGACGGAGGTGAGCGTCCACAAGGCAGCCTGCGGGTACGAGTTTACCGAGGTACGCACTGAGTACGGCGTCGGAGCCAACGGGCAACCCATCATCACCAAGCAGGTCAAGACCGTCAAGCACTTTCCGCCGAACGTGCAGGCAGCCAAGATGGAGCTACTCAACCTCGCCCCCGAGAAGTGGGGCAATAGCCCCATGGACGACAACTTCGCAGGCGTCCGAGTGGAGGTCGTCACGACTCCACCGGAGCAGAGCAAGGAGAAGAAGCAACCAGCCGAGAGCGACAAGTAAGACCACACCACCGTGCAGACCATACAGACCACCGAGATATATACCCGCCTAGACACTGCGGTGCGAGAGGGATACACCGCTATCTCCCTCCAAGGGTCGGCACGCTCGGGTAAGACCTACAACGTAATGATATGGCTCATCCTCTACGCACTACGAGTACCAAGCATCAAGATAAGCGTGGTACGTGCCACCCTTCCGGCCCTCAAGGGGTCGGTGTTGGAGGATTTCGAGGCTATCATGCGACAGCTCGGAGTGTACAACGAAAGGCACTTCAACAAGACTGACCTCGTCTATTGGTTCCGCACCCGTAGCACGATCGAGTTCTTCTCCGCATCGGACGAGCAACGGCTCCGTGGCCGTAAGCGGGATATCCTCTTCGTCAACGAGGCCAACGAGCTCACCGCTATCCAATTCCAACAGCTCAAGATGCGTACGACACGGCTCACCATCGTGGACTACAACCCCTCCTTCAGCGAGGAGCACTGGATAGCCAGCGACCTCAACAGAGACCCCCGCACCTACCACTTTGTCAGCACCTACAAGGACAACCCCTTCCTCGAGCAGACCGTCATAGACGAGATCGAGAGCCTACAGACCAAGAATTTCAGCCTTTGGCAGATCTTCGGCGAGGGCAAGATGGCACAGATAGAGGGTTTAGTCTTCACTAACGTCAGCACGATAGAGAGTTTCCCGCCCCACATCAAGCGCACAGTCCTCGGCATCGACTTCGGCTTCACCAACGACCCGACCGCCATCGTGGAGGTCGCCTACGACAGAGAGGCACTCTACATCAACGAGGTCTGCTATCGCACACAGATGCTCCAGCAGGATATCATCAAGGTACTCAAGCAGCGCCCCCACACCAAGGTTGTCAGCGAGAGTGCCGACCCCCGACTTATCGAGGAGATATACAGAGCAGGCGTCAACATTCATCCCGTCCGCAAGTACGCAGGCAGTATCGAGGCGGGCGTAGCGTGGATGCTCCAGCACCCGCTACGAGTCACCGCCCACAGTACTAACGTCCTCAAGGAGCTACGCAATTACGTCTACTCGCAGGACAAGGAGGGCAAGCTCCTCAACACCCCGATAGATGCGTACAACCACGCCATCGACGCCACACGCTACGTCTGTATGACGGAGTGGATGGGCGGCGAGAAGAAGTCCGTCAACATCAAAAAACTAGCCCAAATAGTATGAGTCAGCCCCCATGGCTCGCTAAGTACAGCGAGCGGCAACAAACCACCAGTCAGCAGGCTATCGAGCGAGCCACGAGCATCATCCGGCGAGCCACGGGCAAGCCAAGGAGTTACTACACGACACGCTCCCGCAAGGTCGAGTTTATCGCCTATCGTGCGCTCTTCGCCTACATCGCCGTGGAGCTGGGCGCCAGCTACGTAGCAGTCGGCAAAGCCCTCAATAGGTCACACGCCACAGTTATCCACGCTTACGACACTTACACCCTCTACGCCACCACGTGGGAGCCACTAGGCACGCTCCGCACCAAAGTCATCAATCTATCCAACCCAGAAACTCAATGCCAGACATCGAAGAAATACTAAGCCTCGCACCCGCTGAGGCGGTGCGGAGACTCAAGAGCAAAGCCTTCACCCCGCCAGCGTGGAGCGACCTCGTCAAGGAATACGACCCCGCACAGCACCCCGTGACCAACAAGGGCAAATACCCCGACACGGTCACGCCCGACGGGCACATCGAGGAGGTCACACGAATCACGCTCAACTACCAACAGCTAGCGACTAAGCGCATGTCCGAGCTGGTATGCGGGATTCCCGTCAAGCGCATCTACAGCCCTGCGGACGACCGCCAGCGTGAGGCGAGCGAGTGCCTAGAAGCTATCTTCACCCGCAACCGCATCGACTCGATCAATATCGAGCGGTGCAACGCACTCTTCAGCGGTTGCGAGATCCTCACCCTATGGTACACGACCGAGGAGCCCAACAAGCTCTACGGCTTTGACAGCCCCCTCAAGATTCGATGCCAGACTTACAGCCCACGAGAGGGCGCACGGCTTTACCCGCTATTCGGCGAGGGCGACCTCATTGCCCTCAGCATCGAGACAACACGCACAGAGGGCGGGGAGGACGTCCGTTATCTAGACGCCTACACACGAGACCGTCACATCGCCTACCGTGAGGGTAAGGGTGGCTGGCAGGTAGACAAGGAGGAGCAGATCGATCTCGGCAAGATACCGGCCGTCTACTGTATGCGCCCCACACCGATATGGGAGGACACGAGCCGACTAGTCTACGAGATGGAGTGGGCGCTCTCCCGCAACGGCAACTATCTCCGCAAGAATTCAAAGCCGATATTTGCAGTCTTTGCCGACGAGGAGGTCTACTTCGGAGATGAAAAGAGCGAGAACAAGGAGTACAGGGCGGTCGTGCAGTATCCCAAGGGTAGCACCGCAGGCTACCTCACGTGGAGCCAAGCGATCGACTCGCTCAAGTTCTACATCTCAGAGCTTCGTCAATCATTCTTCACCCAGCTCCAGCTCCCAGACTGGAGCTACGAGAGCATGAAGTCCACACCGATGAGTGGCGAGAGCCGCAAGCAACTATTCATCGATGCACAGCTAAAGGTCACCGAGGAGAGCGGGCGACTCTTAGAGTTCTACGACCGAGAGGTGAGCGTTGTCAAGGCATTCCTCGCCACCCTTCGCCCCGACCTAGAGGATGCTATCGAGGCACTCCCCGTGGAGGTAGTCATCACCCCATATCAGATCACGGAGCAACGAGACACTATCACGGAGCTACTAGCCGCCAACGGCAACAAGCCCCTCATCTCGCACCGTGAGAGCATCGAGCAACTCGGATGGAGTGCCAACGCCAGCGACACTCTCAGAGAGATACAGCAGGAGAGCACGCTCAACGCTTACGAGACAGCAGAGTAACAACCAATAACATAACAACACTATGGCAACACCAAGAGGACTACGCAACAACAACCCCCTAAACATCCGCAGGACCCCGTCCAAGTGGCTGGGCGAGGTGGACGGTCTCAACGGCAAGCGAGACGCCGCCTTTTGTCAGTTCAGCTCGCTAGTCTACGGCTATCGGGCGGCAGGTAAGCTCCTACGGACTTATCAGACCAAGTACAAACTTTACGGTCTTAGCCAGATCATCGGACGCTGGGCACCGCCCAGCGAAAACGATACACGAGCATACGTCACACGGGTAGCCCAGCAGATGACCAAGGAGCTGGGAAAGCCTATCTCAGTGGATAGTATCCTAGACGTTTGCAAGGACAAGGAGACCCTCCGTGCGCTCATCGTATCGATGCACCTAGTCGAGTGCGTACAGCTACCCACCATCAAGGAGCGTCAAGCCATTGCCCAAGCCCTTACGATGCTATGACCCGGCACACAGAAGAGACGCAAGAGAAGCGCCAAGCACGCTACACCGAGGCGGTACACATCTACAGCTACAACCGCCGGTGGCTATCGCACAACGACAGTGTGAGAGCAGCACAGCGCCGTACATCCGTTACGAGAAGGATCATCAAGCGGGAATGCATAAGAGCAGGAGTATGGGACGATTAGCACGACAGATCGCAAGCGGTGCACTGCTGGCAACACTAGCCAGCTGCGCCCCCCGCTACATCCCCGTCAATCACTACATCGAGACGGAGCGGGTCAAGGTCGAGCGGGACAGCGTCCACTACACCGACACCGTCCGCATCGCTGAGCGTGGCGACACGGTACTCGTGGAGGTCACCAAGTGGCGCACACGCTACAAGACCGCCACAGACACGCTCACCAAGATAGACACCGTTCAGCTACCGCCCCAGCTCATCACACAGCCCGTACCCGAGCGGCAGCCGTGGTGGCGCAGGTGGCTCGCAGCCATCGAAGCCTTCGTTCTTGTAGGAGCGGGAGCAATAGCCATTTACAAGCTGATAAGAGTACTACGATAGCACACAGCCGGCAATGACCCCCAAGCAGTACGACCGCCAGCACCTCAAGCACCTCGCCGCAATGGATAGGCGCATCGACCAACTCTTCGACGAGACGCTCAAGAGGCTGGCGAGTTACGGCATCTTCCTTGACAAGCCCCTCGGAGAGCAGCCCTTCAGTTTTTCCGACTACCCCGAGGTACAGCAGATCATCAACGGCATCTTCGAGGAGTTCCGCAAGTCGGTCGAGGTCGTCATCACCAAGGGGCTAGAGTGGGAGGACAACCTCTCAGCGAGCAAGGCGACCGACATTGCCTCACGCTATGGAGTAGCAGTCGCACAGCAGAGGAGCCAAGCGGTCGCAGGCTTCGCACAGCGCAAGGTCGGAGGTCTCAATCTATCCGAGAGGGTTTGGAACATCACCGACACCTTCCACAAGGAGGTCGAGACCGCTATGGACATCGCCCTCCGTGACGGCACACCCGCCAACCGCCTAGCGACCGACATCAAGCAGTACCTCAAGCACCCCGACAAGCTATTCCGCAGGGTACGAGACGAACACGGACAGCTCCAGCTCTCCAAGCGTGCCAAGGTGTTTCACCCAGGGGCGGGAGTCTATCGCAGTAGCTACAAGAACGCCCGCAGGCTAGCCGTGACAGAGACCAATATGGCGTACCACAAGGCGGACAACGAGCGGTGGCGACAGCTAGACTTCGTCCTCGGCTATGAAGTGCAAGTCTCGGGGACGAACCCAAACATCTGCCCCCTATGTATGGAGCTGGCGGGCAAGTACCCAAAGGAGTTTGAGTTCGTAGGCTGGCACCCCCACTGCAGGTGCCACGCAGTGCCGATTATGGAGGATATCGACAGCTTCCAAGCCCGCCAAGAGGCACTCCTCAGAGGCGAGCGCATACCCGCCACGGGACAAGTGACCGCCCCTCCGAAGAACTTCACCGACCACCTCAAGGACAACAGTAACCGCATCGCACGCTCCAGCAAAGCAGGCACGCTCCCTTACTTCGTTCGTGACAACTACAAAGTAGGCAAGAACGGCACCCTCACCCCGACATTCAACGCTCCGGAGAAGCCCGCACTGCCGAGCATCCTAGAGCGAGCCAAGGCACGCCACGAATCCCGCACAAAAGAGCAAGTAAATAAGATAAAGGAGGAAGCGTGGACTAGAGAATTGAAAATGAAGACAAGCCTCAGCGAAGAAGAAAGGAAAGCGATGGTATCTCATTGGCTAGAGCTGGAGAAGTCGTTGGGAAAGAAAGGCCGCATGATGAGCATACAAGAGGCAGACAAGCAGAGCGCAAACCCAAATTTTGCAAAAGGGAAAGAGTTTACGATAAACTGTCAGACGTGCAGTCCTGCATACGTCTTGAGAGAGTGGGGATTCAACGTAACAGCGAAAGGAAACACGAAAGGCTCTCTATCTGAGTGGATATCTCATTGTCGCTCCTTCGAGGTATGGGAGAACTTAGATGGGACAAAGGTCGCACCAGTATTCCAAAAAGACTGGCTCTCAAGTCACGGATACAAGCAGATGACGGAGAAGCGATGGGCAGAATACTTTGAAGAGACTTGCAAGGAGGAGGGGACATACATACTAACCATAGGCTGGAAGGGAGGAGGCGGACATGCGACAATATTGAAGAGGACAAAAGAGGGACTCTTCTACATAGAGCCTCAATGCTACGATGAAGCTGTAGGAGCTAAACGCCCAATATCCGAGCTGTGTAAAGATGGCGGAAGCGTTGTACGAGGCAGTCGGGGGATTTTGAGGGTGGACGATAAGAAATTCTTAGAGAAATTCTTGTCAATCTTTGAGAAAGGGTCGTGAAATAGCCAATGCCTCAAAACCATTAATCTCTCTAACGAAACGACCATTGAATATAAACACTGAAGGGAAGCCCGTGTCACATCCTTCAATAGCTCCGTAGAAGATATCACCATCTTTCGAGCGACCAAGGTATTTGACGAAGCCTCCTCTATCTAACAAGAACTTCGCCTTTTCAAGCACTATTGACGGGATATTTTTCATAACTCAATACTTTGACACCAAAGGTACAAACTAACAACCAATAATACAACACTATGAGCGAAATAGTCATACAGATACCAATCTACAAGACAGCCGTACTCATCTATTGGGGAGACCGCAAGGGGCTATACAAAGCCGTCAAGCGGAACTCTGACAAGGCGACAGCCAAGACCACAATTTTCCCCAATCACAAGGGTAAGAAGTCTAAGTGTTGGAGAGAAACACAAGGTATGGCAAAAGCTCTCAACGAGAGTGGCATATCGGTATCTTTCCTGCCCGAGATGGACGAGACGAGTTGTTCGGACGCTCTGCTTTTGATTGGGAAGAGAAGCTGGCATTTAGCAGACTTCAAATACAGTGCAACAACGAATAGCAACACTCTTGCAAAGCAGTTAATGGGAGGATTTAAGCAGGCTAATTATGTCGTTTTGAAAATGGAGAAGGGCGATTTAGGCACTATAAGAGATGCAGTCGAAGAGTGCAAAAGAAAGGGAACAATAGGGTCCATTATCCTCATCAATAAAAACGGGAATGTCTACGAGCTAACTAGAAAGAGCCTAATGTCAGGGAGGTATAGAAAAATCCTGAAGGGAGAATTATAAAAGAACAGCCCCCACTGATTAAGTAGAGGCTGTATGCTTTTGAGACTTCGGACTGAAACCGCAATCGTCTCGGGTGAAGAAGACCGCCAAAGGCGATGAACTCCACTACAAAGGTACAAACTAACAACCAATAATACAACACTATGAGCGACAACAGTGCACCGCACTACACCGAGCTACCCATAGCACAGCTCGAGGAGAACAAGGGGCAGATAGCAGGACTACCAGCCAACCCCCGCAACATACAGCCCGACAAGCTAGCCAAGCTCAAGCAGAGCATACTGGACAACCCCGAGATGCTCCAGCTACGAGGCATCCTTGTCTATCCGCACGGGGACAAGTACATCGTCATCGGGGGCAATATGCGCCTCCGTGCGATGGTCGATCTGGGTATGACCTCCGCTCCCTGCGTCGTTATCCCCAGCCACGTCACAGCCGACAAGCTCCGAGCCTACACGATCCTCGACAACAGCTCTATGGGCGAGTGGGACTGGCAAGCCCTTCAGCTCGAGTGGGACACCGCACAGCTAGACGATTGGGGCATTGACCTGCCCGACTTCACCGACGGGGAGGACGACGACGCTATCGCCAGTGAGGACGACTACGAGATGCCCGAGGAGATCGAGGAGGTCGAGACCGACATTCAGCTGGGCGACCTCATCATATTAGAGGGGCGAGGGCTGACGCACCGCCTTATGTGCGGCGACAGCACGAGGAGCGACCACTTCGCCACGCTTATGGGAGGAGCCACTGCCGACCTCGTCGTCACCGACCCACCATACAACGTGGACTATATGAGCGCAAGGCGCAAAAGTGCTGAGCTAGCAAAGTCAAAGCAACCACGGCACAAAGACATCGCCAACGACAAAATGAGCGACAGCGACTTCCTCGACTTTCTTTCCAAAGCATTCACCAATATGGCAGGCGCACTCAAAGCGGGAGGATCCTTCTATGTATGGCTATCCGACAGCAAGCTCAACAGCAACATACAAGCCCTCGAACAGACAGGGCTGGGCTATGAGCAGATACTAGTATGGGTAAAGAACAACCACGTGCTGGGCTTTATGGACTACCACCAAAAGCACGAACCGTGCCTCTACGGGTGGAAAGAGGGAGCATCGCACTATTTCATTGCAGAGCGAGACCACTCGACAGTCCTCGAGCGTGCCAAGAGCTTACTCAGTGGCAAGGCGACACAGACCGAGCTACGAGCCTGCATCAAGGAACTCACCACAGCACTTAGCGAGGGGACGGACGTACTCAGATACGGCAAGCCAAACAAGAGCAAGCTCCACCCAACGATGAAGCCGATACCGCTCTTTGGAGAGCTAATCCGCAATTCGTCCCGACGGGGCGAGAGCGTACTCGATCCATTTGCAGGGAGCGGGACAACCCTCGTAGCGTGCCACGATATGGGGCGCAACGCTTACGCTATGGAGTACAGCCCAAGCTACTGCCAAGTGATCATCAACCGCCTCACGGAGCTTGACCCCGATCTCAAAGTGACAAAATAAGTTCCCGATAAACTTGCGTATATCACAAGATTGTTATACCTTTGTATCGTCAAAGTAAAGCAAGTATGAAGTACAGCGAATTAGTAAGACAGATTAAAGCATTGGGCTGGTACAAACTCAAGAGTGGCGGGTCACACGATGCGTACGCCCACCCGACTATAAGAGGACGCATCACAATGCCAAGACACGGAGCTAAAGAAGTTCCAGCAGGTACAGAGAAAGCAATCCTAAAGCAAGCAAGGGGCGGTAAGTAGACCGCCCCGACACACCTAGAAAAAAAGGAGACGATATGAATACAATAACCGCACACATCGAGGGAACGAAGAGCAAAGGCTTTGCTATCTATGCCAACGCCTTTGACTCCGTCATTGCGACCGATGGGGAGACAGTGGCTGAAGCGCAAGCAAGCTTCCGAGAAGCCATTGAGACGACTGCTCTATCATACGAAGAGACGGGGGACAACGATATAGCGCAGGCTCTCCGAGAGGCAGAGGTCGAGTACATCTATGACGTGTCGGCGCTCTTCTCCTTATTCAAAGACATAAACGCATCCCAGTTTATCAAACGCACTAGCATCTCCAACGAGACCTTACGGCAGTGGCGAGCGGGGCAAAAAGTTCCCAAGCACCGCCTGCAAGAGGTCGAGAATGCCATACACCGGCTAGCAGAAGAGCTCGGAGCCGTACGACTACAATAAGGTCGATGCTTGCTTTACTTTGACGAGTCGCAAGCCGACTGTAAGCCCTCACAGCGTGATACGCTCGTGGGGGCTTTTTTCGTATCCACACCTCACGCACGTGACAAACGAAAGACAACGCTAGATAAACGAAATCAAGAAGTTATGAACATTTGTGCGATTTCCTTTGAGCGGACGTGATCCGCACTTATTTTTGCACCAAACAATACAGCAACACAAGCCATGACACAGACCACGGAGACCACACAGCAGGCGAGCGAGGCGACTCGGCAGACGACCAGCCAGCTCGCAGAGCCCACACAGCCAACCAGCACGCCACCGCCAGCCCCGAAGTCGGCATTCATCATCGACGGCAAGCTACCACAGCCCGAGCCACAGCCCGCAGAGCCAACAGATAACAGCCAACAGACAACAGCCGAACCAACGGAAGACCTCAAGGCTCAGCTCACGGCACTGCAGGCACGTCTAGACGCTATCGAGAGCCAGCGCACCACCGAGACACGCACAGCAGAGGTCGAGCGCATCATAGCTCCCCTCAGCGACACCCTCAAGGCGGTCTACAGACGCACCCCCTTTGCGACGCTCACCGATGAGGAGTACACACAGCTCACCGAGACCATCAAAAAAGAGGTCACCGAGCTAGCCACAGCCGACAAAGTACGGGGAGCAGTCTTTAGCCGACCCACCGACGGCAAGGCGAGCGACGGCAAGGCGAGCGACAAAGAGACGGAAGAAGTCCTCAGACGACTCAATCTATAACCGACTAACAACCTAATCAACCTAATCACTATGGCAGAATCGAATCTGAATCAGACCACCAAGGTCTTCGGAAGCGGCAAGGACGGCATCTGTATCATCAAGTGCCTCGCCGACATTCCAGGCGGACGCTCACTAGACGTGTCCCGCATCCCAGCTGAGTACGACGTTATCTCAGCAGGTCACATCGTTATCAGCAAGGCAGGAGAGCTCATTCTCCTCGGGGTCACGGGCGGTAGGTTCGCTGCACTCACCGAGGGCGAGAGCTATGTAGGAGTCCTCCGTACGGCTATCATGCGCCAAGACCCCCGTGGGGCTATCGTCACCGCAGGGCAGGTCAACGGAGCTTGCACACCCTTCCCAATCGACGATGCAATTGCCAAGGGACTACCACGCATCGAGTTCCTCTTCACCGACAAACGCTAACAACCTAACACTATGAAAGAATCACTATTCAAAGAATTGGTCGACAAGTACCTCGCAGGCGTTGTCGGCAAGGTCGTAGAGACCGAGAACGGAGCCACCACACCACCCACGCTCCTACACAAGACGATGCTCACCAACGAGTACTCGCCCAACCTCAACTGGGGTGCATCAACGCTCAACAACAGCGTAGTCGCAGCCGATGTCGTATCGCTCGACAGCTCGCTACCCCTCAAGAGCCGTGCCACGCTACGAGTAGCTACGGGCAAGCTCCCCAAGCTCGGACTCAAGTACCGCAAGAGCGAGAGCGAGATTAGCGACCTCAACGTAATGATGGCACGAGGCACCAACGAGGCGACCATCGCCAGCAAGCTCCTCGACGACACTGTGCGAGCCATCAAGGCTATCGATGTCCGCAACGAGATTATGTTCTTGCAGGGGCTTAGCTCGGGCGTAGTCCTAGTCACTGACGAGGATAACCAAGGGACGGGCATCCGTGCATCCTTCGGCTACAAGGACGAGAACAAGGTCAAGGCGAAGAAAGCGTGGAGCATGGCAGGCGCAACGCCCCTCACCGACATCACGGCAGTCTTCGACAAGGCGAACGCTGACTCCAACCCCATCGCTCACGTCTACATCGACACCAAGACCTTCAACGAGCTACGATCCAGCGAGGAGGGCAAGATGCTCGGAGCCTCCTACAGCGGTCACGTAGTTACGGACAAGACGTTACTAGCCGTTCCACCCCGTGCTACCTTCCTTGAGGCACTACGAGACGAGTACGGCGCTGAGTGGCACGTCATCGACAGCAAGTACCGCATCGAGGGGCTAGACGGCACGAAGAAGGCCGCCAACGCTTGGACGGAGGGCAACATCGTCTTCACACCCACCGACAAGGTCGGACGTCTCGTCTATGGTACGCTCGTGGAGGAGACGAACCCCGTCAATGGCGTTGTCTACCAAAAGGCAGGCGACTACACGCTCATCTCCAAGTATAGCACCAACGACCCCGTAGAGGAGTACACGGCAGGGCAGGCACTATGTCTCCCCGTCATCGATGGTGCCGACGCTATCTATCTGCTCACACAGAAGTAAGCACTGAGAGATGACGCTGAGCGAGTATCTACGTGGCTTGACCAACTACCCCGTATCTGAGGAAGCTCTCCAGAGCATCCTCAGTAGGCGGGGGCTGGACGGCAAGAGCACGACGACAGACGATAAGCTCTTATGCCTTGTCACGGCAGACGTCTATCGCTGGCTCTCTACCGCCCCCGATATATCGCAGGGCGGGCAGAGTTACAGCCTTTCGGACAACATACGGGAGTCCTATCGCAGACGTGCCAACGGGTTGTACCGAGCAGGAGGCGAGCCCGAGAGCGTCCTCGAGGAGCATCCGCGTTACGGCTACAAGGGCGAGCGACTATGATCATCACGAGTGGCAAGCTCGAGTACAGAGCTAGAGACGGACGGGAGTACGACGACAACGGCTACCCCATACAGCAGACCACCGAGTGGTCGCCAGCGGTGCCGTGTCAAGTCGTGCCACTGCAGTACGACCGCACCGTCCTCTCCAGCACCACCGAGACACCCGTCATTATAGCCCGCTACGAGGTGCTAATCCACGCACACCACTACAAGGAGGCGGACGAGGTACGCATCACCGACACGAGGAACGGACGCACCGAGGAGCTACGAGTCGTCTCAGCGGAGTACCTACGAGCCGTTAGCCAATACAAGCTACTATGCCGATAGAGGTCACTACACCGATCGGAGAGATCCAGCAGTACATTGAGGAGCAACTCGCCCTCAAGGTCGAGGTGCTAATCAATAAGCTTAGCTATATCGGTGAGGGCGCACTCCGCATCGCACGAGAGCAAGGAAGCTACACCGACCGCACGAAAAACCTGCGCAACTCCACGGGCTACGTGATAGCCATTGATGGGCAAGTGGTCACACGGGCAGGCTTCCGCACCAAGAACGAGAACGGAGCCGCCTTTGCCGAGGAGTTAGCCCGCACCACAGAGGGCAAGGCGGTACTCGTGGTCTGCGCAGGGATGAATTACGCTACCTACGTATCGAAACGAGGGTACGACGTGCTCGACTCAGCGGAGCTAGAAGCCCAAGCCTTAGCCGAGAAGTTACTCAAGCTATGATGACCCGCAAAAGCGTTACCAGCCGAGAGGTACAGACGGCCGTTTACAAGCTCCTCCGAGATAGCGAGCTCTGCAAGGCGGTCAACGGCAAGCTCTACCACGCCACGACCCGCCCTCGAGCCAGCCACAAGGAGGACATCATCGTCCGCTACACAGCAGGCAGGAGCGGAGAGGTACAAGAGGGAGTCGTGACCGTCCTCATCTACACCGAGCCGATACCGGCGAGTGACGGCACGCCACGGGAGGATATAGCCCGCACCGTACAGATAGAGCGACTAGCGACAGACTGGGTCGACAATCTTCCCACGGGGCGGTACCTCTTCTCCCCGTCCGACACCGCCCAGACGCTCTACGACCCCGAGGCGGGGCAATACTTTACCAGCATCAAAATCAATTACAAACACTATTAGCCTACACCAAAACACTATGGCACAGAACCTAGAACTAACATGGGGTAAATGCACAGTCGGCTACAAGGTCGGCAGTGTAGCCCAGACGGAGGAGCCGAAGATCGACTCTACAAAGCTTAACGTCGCCGAGGGTAGCACCCAAGAGGCGAAGATTGAGGGAGGCGAGACCATCGCCATCCGCAGAGACAGCGACACCTACACGCTCGAGTGGGATACCTATATTCACCCCGCAAACGCTGACAAGTACAAGGCACGCATCGCAGAGCCTAACGTTAACATCACCGACCTCGTGGTCACTCCGAGCAACAAGGAGGCCCTGAGCATCAAGGCACCCGCAGCCAGCCTGCACAGCAGCTTCAGCTTCGACACTCAGGGCGGCATCTTGATGCATAACAAGGCAACGTTCGTTAAGAGTGGCAGCACGGCCCTCTTTGAGCTCGCCAAGGCGGCACCCGGCACCTAAGCGTGGCGCACTAGAGTTCACACAGCCCCGTCCCACATGGCTAGCCCCGGGGCGGGGCTAACACACGATAGAGAGAGGTTAGGCGATAGGGAGTGGTTTTTCTTTGTGATGTTTCTTTTCCTCGCTCGCCTATCGCTCTAGCCTCCAATCATTAACGACTAACACCACACAACCACACCATGCTAGAGACCATATTCACAGCAGTTTTTACAGCCATCGCAGGAGCCATCGCCACCGTTTGGGGCTATTGGACGGGTCGAAAGAAGACCGTCAGTGAGAACGCCATCAGGCGTGCCGAGGCACTAGACAAGACCAACGAGATCATTGACCAGCAAGCGGAGAAGCTTGAGAAGCTATACAACATCGTCCTAGCCCTCCGAGACGAGAACGCAAAGCTCATAAGCCAGAACAACACCCTCAAGCTTAGCGTGGACACCCTCAACAAGGAGGTCGAGGCGCTCCGCCAGGAGCTAGCGCAGTACAAGCACCCAGCCACCAAGCGCAATCCAACAGGAAACAGCTAACCGCCAACAGCCATGATCGAAACACAGACCAGCCAACTCCTCAACGACACCCCCACGACCATCGTCGTCGGGGGTGCCACCTATCAGATAGCACCGCCCACCTTCGCAAACCTGGCACGCATATCCAGCGAGATAGCACAGCTAGAGATGGGGGCGATAGACCCCGCACAGCTAGCCGAGGGCGTACTCCGTGAGGCACGCCACGGCTACCAGCTAGCACGCATCATCGCCACAGCCATTGAGGAGACAGAGCGACCCACAAGGCGCCAGCGCTTGTGGCGCAAGCTCCGGGAGCGCATCACACGCACCACCCTCACCGATCGCATCTACCAGACCGCCACACCCGCCGAGGCGACACAAGCCTTTGCAGAGATCCTACAGACGTTACAGCTGGGGGATTTTTTCGCTTTTACCACTTTCCTCGCCGGGGCAAGGATAACACGGGCGACGAAAGTGGAGAGCGAGACCGAAGTGACAGCCCGTGGAGCCTCATCGCAGGCTTGATGAAGACCTACCGTCTCTCGTGGCACGCTGTCGTCCACGAGATCAGCTACGCCAACCTCATCCTCCTCTCCAGCGTCATACCCGACTACGATAGTCCCAAAGCAGACGGAGAGACCACGGGGACGCTGCACCTACGAGCAGACGACCCCAAAAACGTAGACCGCATCAGACAACTACTACAGATATGATCCAAGGCAAGGGCGGTGAGATAGCCGCAAGAGTAACCCTCGACACCTCACAACTAGACAAGGACGTACAGCGAGCTACGGGCAAGTTCCGGCAAATATCCCAGAGCGCACAAGAGGAGAGCCGCAATATGCGGGACGCACTCATGGGCATCGGCAAGGCGGTAGGGGTAGCATTCTCAGCACAGCAGGCGATAGCTTTTGTCAAGCAGGTCGTGAACGTCCGTGCAGAGATACAAGCACTCGAGGTATCCTTTCGCACGCTCCTCGGGAGTCAGCAGGCGAGTGCCGAACTGATGCGCCAGATGAAAGAGTTCGCAGCCGCCACACCGCTCCAGCTGGGCGACCTAGCCAAGGGAGCGCAGACGATGCTCGGCTTTAACATCGACCCCGACGAGATCATGCCGATGCTCAAGGCGATAGGTGACATCTCCATGGGAGACGCACAGAAGTTCCAAGCGCTGACCCTATCCTTCTCTCAGATGAGCAGTGTCGGTAAGCTGATGGGACAAGACCTCCTCCAGATGATCAACGCAGGCTTCTCGCCCCTAGCCGTGATGGCGGACAAGACGGGCAAGAGCATCGGAGAGCTTAAGGAGGAGATGAGCAAGGGCGCAATCAGTGCCGATATGGTTAAGCAAGCTTTCATTGATGCGACCAGCGAGGGCGGGCAATTCTTCGGCATGCTATCGGGGCAGGGCGACACCGTGAAGGGCTCACTAGCACAGCTCTCGGGGGCCCTTACGGATATGTTCAATGGCATTGGGGAGCAGTCCGAGGGCGTCATCAAGGGGTCGATCAAGTCCCTGCAGTGGCTCGTAGCGAACTACGAGACGCTCGGCAAAATCCTCGCAGGCATCATCGCCACCTACGGCACCTACAAGGCGGTCATGATGACAGTCGTAGCACTAGAGCGTCTACAAGTCCAGCTCGCACTAGCTAAGATGGGGGGCTTGACTAAGTGGGGGGCACTCCTCGAGGTACTCAAGGCTAAGCAGCTAGCCCTCAACAAGGCGGTGATGGCTAACCCGTACGTCCTCCTCGCTATGGCTATCGTGGGCGTCACCTACGGCATCTACAAGCTCGCCACAGCTGATACGGAGGCGGAGAAAGCACAGAAGCGCCACAACGACCAGATGGAGCGGGGGAAGAAGATGCTCGAGGACTACAGCCAAGCCGTGGACGACTACATCTCCAAGATAAAGGACGCTAACGCCACCGACCTTCAGCGCACAAAAGCCTACGAGGAGCTGATACGACTACTCCCCCAGCTCAAGGGTAAGAGCATGGACGAGGTCGCCACGATGGGGGGCGACGACCTCGACAAGCTCAAGAAGCAGAACGAGGACATCCTCCACTACCAGCAACTAAAGAAGGAAGCGGAGCAAGCACGCAAGTCGGTCGAGGAGGCTCAGCGAGGCGTAGAGCTAGCCAAGCAGTCTACGGGGCAGAGCTACGCCACGGAGCGGTCATACGCTGAGCAGAAGTTATTCGCACGGCAGGAAGACCTCAAGCTAGCAGAGGAGGCGTTAAGAGTCGAGGAGGAGGCGCAGCGACGTGCCGAATGGGAGACGAAGACGCAAGAAGAAAAGGTCGCCTACCTCAACGACCAGCTAACGGCACTCGAGCGACAGCAGAGCGCCTACACAGACATACTACCCCCGCAGGCTCGCCAGCTAGCCCTGCAGGGTAAGATTCGTGCAGCACTAGAGGCGTGCCGTGATGTGACGGGAGTCTTCGGCTCCAAGATCGAGGATGCAGTCTACCAAACGGCACGTCTAGCAGGTAAAATCGGGGACGTCCAAGGGCAGCTCAACAAGGTGCAGGCAGCACCCACGGGCAAGACCTACCAGCAGGCACTAGCCGATGCAGGCAAAGCATACAGAGAGGCGCAGCAAGCAGTCTCCAAGGCGAAGCAAGGCACAGAGGCGGACTACCTCAAGGCGCAGCAGGATCTAGACAATGCGAAGAAAGCTTACGAGGCACTCGGAGGCAACACCTCGTCACGTACCGCCGCCACTCACAAGCGTGACCACAAGGCAGAGCAGGCAGAGGAGCGTAGACGACTCCAGCAGTTAGCCGACCTTAAGGCAGACTTTGCGAAGAGGGAGCTACGCCAAGCCATTGACAACGAGTTTGCTCTCAAGCAGGCTCGTCTCAACGCGCAGAAAGACACGATCCAGAGAGAGCTAGAATTGGCACGACTCCACACCGCACAACTCAAGGAAGAGAATAAGCGACGGGAGGAGGACTGGATAGAGGCACTCCAGCGCAAGCGGGAGGAGGAGTGGAAGCTCCAGAACCCCGCCAAAGCTAAGGAGGGCTACAGCTACACGGGCGTGACCACACGGGACGACCTCTCTAAGCAACAGCTAGAGCAACTAGCCGAGTACGACCGCATCGCCACCGAGCAGGGAGTCAAGGCAGAGACAGACGCACTAGCCAAGCGTCTCAAGCAGTTCGAGAGCTACGCACAAGAGCGCCAGCGCATCGCCAAGGAGTATGCTGACAAGGAGCGAGACCTCCGCAACGCTGACGGGTCACTCCGTGAGGGCGTGACCGAGGACAACCTTGACGAGCTCAAGCGTCAGAGCGACGAGGCACTAGCCAGGATAGACGAGACGTGGGCAGCGCGTGAGGAGAGCTACCAGCAGTGGATGGCCGACATTGCCGGCATGTCCGTAGCACAGCTCGAGCAGGAACTAGAGCGGGTGCAACTACTTCTCGCAAAGGCACAGATCGAGGGCAAGAACGACAAGAGCGTGGCGGTGACCCGTACACAAGTCGAACAAATCCGCAAGAAGCTCAGAGAGGTGCACCGTGATGCGCAGAAAGCGGGACAGAGCTTTGCCGACTGGAGCCGTGCCACAGAGACGCTACGAGCCACCAAGGACGAGTTGGAGGGCATCGCTGAGAGTATACGACCACTCAGCGACATCCTCGCCAACACTGTCCACAACGTGGCAGGCTTAGCTACACCCGTTATCGGCATCATCGGCAGTATCGGCAAGTTTGCCGAGATGACCTCCAAGGGCATCTCCGCCACCGCCACCGCCACACAAAAGGCTATCGCTATGGCGGAGCGTGGCACCGTTATCCTTGCCATCATATCGGCTGCACTACAGATAGCCACCAAGATAGCCTCGCTCTTCGACAAGGATAAGCGCCACGAGTCAAACATCAAGGAGCTAGACGACCGCATAGCCGACATTCAGTGGCGACTAGACCACTGGGGGTGGGACACACTCGAGGAGAGCGCAGGCAAGCCTCTCGAGCATATCAACGAGTGGCTCGCAGAGGCACACCTCAAGGCCCTAGCAGCTGCTGCCGCTACGGACGACTACGCCAAGGCGTGGCAGACGCTGAGCGACATAACAGCAGGCACAGAGGAGGCAGGACGCAACCTCGCTGACGCTTACATGCGGGCAGACTACATGGCGGGACAGCTCCTCGGCTCCGACCGCTACTCCGAGGCACGCAAGCAACTAGACATGATGGGCAAGCAGGTCGCACTCATAGCCAAGAAGAGAGAGGAGGAGCAGGCGAAGAAGAAACCCGACCAAAGCGAACTAGACAAGTACGAGAGACAACAAAAGGAGCTCGTGCAGAAGATGGCGGACTACATCGACAACATGCTCAGCGACCTCCTCGGGGGCGATGCCATCCAGCTAGCCGACAAGCTCGGCAACGCACTCTTCGATGCCTTCAGCAAGGGCGAGGACGCTGCGAGAGCTTTCGATGGAGCCGTCAACGACATTATCAACAACATGGTCAGGAAGCTCCTCATCCAGCAATTTTTGGAGAAGCCGATCAAAGAGGCAATCAACAAGCTCAAGCAGGCAGCGACAAAGGACGGGGAGCTAAGCATTGACGAGATGCTCGCTAATGTCGGGCTAGTTTCCGATGAGCTGCACAAGGTCGGGGAGAGCGCAGGCCAGATACAAGGCATCTACGAGAAGCTCATCAAGGCTATCGGTATGAATCTAGACGACACCCTCACGGGACAGCGCAAGGGCATAGCAGCAGCCAGCCAGGACAGCATCGATGAGCTTAACGGACGAGCCACCGCCATACAGACGCACACTGCCATGATAGCGCAAGGCACCGCCCGACTCACGAGCTTAGCGCAGAGCACCTTCGATCAGCTGGTCGAGGTCACCCGAATGGTCAAGGAGGGCAACGCCACCCGCCAGCGCATAGAGACCACCACCGCCACTATCGCAACCAAGGTACGAGACTTCGAGACGTACGGCATCAAAATGAAGAGATAACGCTATGACAACACTCCAGAAAGCCATCCACCAATGCAAGTTGGCGGGAGCCTGCGAGCTCCTGCGACCTAACATGACCCCGACAGAGCTTTGCCACCTCCTACGCTCCCCGCAGGGTGAGGAGTTCATCCTCAAGGGGCTGCCGACCTTGTCGCTGTGGCGACTCATAGGCGAGGAGTACAAGGAGCTACTCGCACAGCACCACATCTACCTAGACGCCGGCTACCTAGAGCTAGACGGCGAGACGACCCGCAGCATCGCCATAGGAGCCACGCACCTACGCATCACACCCAACCGGCCGAAGCTCTACAACGTTACACTCATACACGGAGCCAAGGCGGACGTACTAGCGACCAATTGGGCGGTCGTGAGCGTGGAGCATGATGCACAGAGTACCGCCTACATAGCCTGCACCGACAACGCTATATCGATATGACCACACTAGACCTAAGAGCGGGAGGGGCCAAGCTCTACACCGCACCGATCATGCTGGATGGCTTCAGCGACCTGCTACAGCTCACACAGCCCCGCAAGCCTATCGCCACAGACTGGGCAGAGGAGCCACGGCTAGACACCGTGCAGACCACGCTACAGCCACAGCCCACACGACCGCTCAAGATAGACATCTGGCTACCCAAGGGAATACCGCACAGCGACCTCCGGCGCATCGACAGCATGCGGGAGCAGTACGGACGCACCTACAAGGTGCAGATAAGAGAGGTTGCCGAGGACAGCAGCTTCTCAGTCGGGAGTATCTATACCCTGCAAGGAGCGATTCTGCAGGACGACACACCAACGGCATCAAGCTCAACAAGCCTCAAGTACACACCTGCCGGCAAGCTCTACACCATCACAACCGAGCGCATCTCACTAGCCACCATCGGAGTGATACCGTTAGACGGCTGGTGCTCAGCTTTGCGGGATAAGACAGCCTACAAGGTAACCAGCCCCGAGGAGAGCCGTGAGGTCGTACTCCCTATCCTACTGCAGGGCGACACGGCCGGCCAACTCCTTAACGCACGAGACACGCTAGACGCACTACTACACAGAGAGACCCGCAACCGGCTCTCGACACCCTACGGCACTCACTGCTTCTACTTCTCCCGCTCCCGTGTCCGTGAGTACAGCATCATGTACAAGCCCTACATCATCTACGACCTAACCTTTGCACTCGTATGACACTGACATTCTACCGATACGGCTCCACGGATACAACCGACATTCTGGAGCTAGACGAGACTAAGTCCTCCATCATCGACAAGCTCAACGAGCCGACACGGCTATCGGCTATCTTCACCAGCGAGACAGCCCCGCAGATAGCCCTCGGCAACTACACGACCTACGGGGGCAACCGCTACTACGTGACCAAGGAGCCGACCGTTCGCAAGGAGCATAGCCGGCTATACACCGTGGAGGTAGAGCTCGAGCGCTCCCTCGGCTTAGCACGCATCACCATACTCGCCAACCCCGTAGACCACCGCACTACCTTCGACTATACGGGCACAGCCACGGAGCACCTACAGCTCATCGTGGACTGCCTCAACGCTAAGTACGAGGAGATAGGGCTACGCTGGACACGGGGAGCCATCCACTGCAAGGACGCGGTCAAGCACATCAAGTACGATGGTGCCACCGTCCTAGGGGCTCTCCAGCAGATACGAGAGGCCTACGAGACAGATATTTTTGCGGAAGGGGAGACGCTCTCTCTCGGACAACCAGGCGACAAGACGACAGCTCTCCCGCTAGCCTACGGCAAGGGCAAGGGACTACTCAGCGGGCTAGAGCGCTACAAGCACACGGACGACACAGCCCCCGTACGCCTCTACGTCACGGGCACAAAGCGCAACATGGTCACGGGCAGGCTAACGCTAGAGAAAGACGTTGTGCTAGCCGTAGACCTCAAGAACGGAGCCATCGAGCGACACCCGGGAGGGATGAGCATCAAGCCAGACGAACGCACCCTATACCGCACAGACCCCACGGGGCAGTACATAGCCGAGTGGTCGCCCACGGACAAATTCGCCAACTCGTGGCGACGCTTCCCCACCGAGGCGACCTACACCAACGAGGAGATCTACCCCTCGCACGTCTCCACCATCAAGACCGTCATCAAGGTCAAAGACCACTTCGAGGTCAACAGCGACCTCAACTACACCAAGCTCCTCATTGATGGCGAGCAGATGCAGGTAGTCTTTCAGACGGGCAACCTTGCGGGGCGAGACTTTGACGCTAAGCACTACACCAGCACGGGCAGGCTCGCCATCGTCCCCAAGGAGGAGGACGACACGACACTGCCCAACGACACGCTTTGCCCCAAAGTCGGAGACCAATACATCGTCACGGGCGTCAAGCTACCCGACCAGTACATCCGAGAGGCTGAGCGCAACCTCACGAACGAGGCACTGCGCCACCTTATCAAGCTACAAGAGACACGCTACAGCTACAAGGCGGACATTGACCCCGTATACCTCCACAACAACCACGACACGATAGCCCCTCAGCTAGCGGTCGGTCGGTACGTCCGTCTCACTGACCCGCAGATAGCCATCGGTGACCCGTACATCCGCATCGTAGGCAAGCGCACCTACCTAGACCGACCCTACACCCCCGAGCTAGAGCTATCCAACGAGCTAGAGCCACCGAGCGAGCTGACACGAGTCCTCAACGAGCTAGACCGCCAAGACAATGGCATACTCTCGCTACTAGACCGCCTACATGGCTTTGGCGAGAAGCTAAGCCTCTCATCGGAGAAGATGCACAAGCTCACGAGCGAGCTAGAGAGCCACAAGACAGCCACCGACAAGAGCTTTGCGGAGCTGAGCGACCACCCGCTGACCATAGACAAGGACGGCTATTGGCAGGTGTGGAGCGTCAAGGATAGTAAGTACCTCACCACGCAGTACCAGTCACGAGGACGAGACGGGCAGGACGGAGACAAGGGAGACAAGCCCGTCCTAACGCTCAACGAGAATTATCAGCTTCTGGCAGACGGGCAGCTACTCAGTCAGCAGTCCCTCAAGGGCGCCAAGGGAGACAAGGGCGAGACAGGTGCACGTGGTGCCACCGGAGCGACTGGTGCTAAGGGCGCAGACGGACACAATCCCAGCCCCGAGGAGGTGCTCGGCACATCACGCTTTGCCGAGCTCCTCGGTAGCGAGGTAACGCAACAAGTCGAACCCGTAAAGGATAACCTCGACACCGCCAACACCAACATCTCCAACCTGCAGAAAGTCGCCCTCACGCCACAGCAACGGACAGACCTAGGCTATCTGACGTACTCGCTCCAATCGCTCAAAAGCGGGAGCAACGGCACCCTCGAGGGCTTGACGCTACAACGATACATTGCCTTGAGTGGCAACAACAAGGACATATCCGCCTACCTCGCTAGCAATGCCCTAGATGCCGTCCTCAAGGCTGGCATCACGGGATTCGGCACCCCTAACGAGCGGGAGCAGGTGGAGATAACGCACGCAGGCACGGGACACATCGGCAACCTATACTTTGCGGGCAATCAGATTGACTTCCGCACTTCAAGGGACACTGACCCGTATTTGTCCATCGGAGCCGAGGAGAGCGAGTTTATCGACAACTTCCTCACCACGGCACGGATAGACAACACGCCCGTCTCCGTTAGCTCCGTGACGCTCACGACCAGCACGACTAGCTACGAGCGGACAGTTGACGTGGCTAACGATGGCACCCGCCTCACGGTCTCCATCGGAGACGTCAATGTGGCGACCCACCGAGGCGCTACGACCCGCCTCTCGCTCGATGGTGAGGTGCTGGCTGAGTGGCGAGGGAACATATCCATATCAGGGGGAGGTAGTGTCGGCGGTATAGTCATGGAGCTACAGTACAGCGAGAACCCATACATCGCCAGTAATCTGTTCTACGAGCGAGTGGTCAAGGCAGGCAGGCACACACTGCGCATCGAGATAATCAAACCGACCAGCGGAGCTACAGCCACCATAAGAGGGCTGCGAGTACGCAGGCGCTACGACACGGGCAGACAGCAGAGCGCACTGACCAAGAGCGGGCTACGGCTCTTTGGATCGCCCGATCGCTACCTAGACGTGGACTATCGCAAGGAATACGAGGAATACATTCCCTCCATGGGAGCATCCATCCCCTCAAAAAACCACTACACCGCACGCATCAAGGGCGGTGTCAAGGTGGACAAGCTGACGGCTGACGAGCTGGACGTGCCAGGCGTGCCACTATGCGGAGCGAGCTTCAACGAGAATGGTGGGCAGGAGAAAGCATTCGGCAAGCGAGCTAAGAAACAAGGTCAGAACGTAGCGCAGGCGGTGTATGACTATGGTATGACCGCTTTCAAGGTCTACCACAGCATCGGACATACGAACTACATACCGATAGTACAGGTCTCTGGCTGGACAAGCGGAGACATCAACTGGTCGCTCACGCCACGAGTGTACGATATAAAATCTGACTACTTCGTAGTCCGTATCCTATCCAACAACGACAACCCACAACGCAAGGCAATATCCTATGTGGCGTACAAAACCGAGTAGCATCATCAACAAGAAAACGCTATATTTGCACCAACAAAAACAGATAAAGTTATGAAGTACATCGCACCGCTCCTGCTATTCGGAGCTATCCTCCTCACCGCCTGCACACCAAAGCAGCAGCCAACACAGAGGGGGCTAGACCCCGCAACCAAGCTCTACATTAACATAAGAAATCAACCTATGAGAGTAGCCACGTCAACCGACACAACCACAGCAGAAGACCCGATACCAACCCCACGAGAAGTTGTGGAGCGTGCAGGGTGTTTTATATTCACAGACCCCAATACGGGCAAGATAGATATGCCGTTAGGTATTGATGATGTGCAGAAGGATTACGAGAACGAGCGCATCATGATGTGGGGCGGAATGATAATGAATGGCTTCCACAACAAGGAGGGTCGCCTTGAGCTAGACGACTACTTCCTCAAAGTCCGAGACCTCCGCATACTCGGAGTGCTACGAGATGGAGAGACCGAGCAACCCATCATCGCCTACATACCGAACAAGCGTATGGAGGAGGCAGAGGTCGCCATAACGACCGCCTACGACGAGGGTCGCTACGATGATGTGTACCGCCTCTTCCAAGAGCTCTACACGGCTATCCCTACCACGACCGCTCGCTGGCAAGCACTCAAAGCCAAAGGCGAGCAATAG